GGCTAATGTGAGCTACTCTGACCTCCCAGTCAAATCACTCACACAAATAAACTGATATAACAGGAGAAAGTTATGGAAAAAATTAGAGTCGGGATTATTGGAACTGGAAACTGTGCTAAAGCACTAGTTGAAGGTGTTCAGTATTATAATGAAAACCCAGAAGATAAAGTGGGTTTGATGTACGAAGATATTGGTGGATACCAATCTGGTGACATGGAGTTTGTAATTGGATTTGATGTTGATAGGCGTAAAGTAAATCGTCCGTTGGCTGAAGCTCTAAGGGCAGATCCTAATTGTGCAATGGATCATGTTGCATCAATTGATGATACTTCAAATGGTTATGGAGCTATTAAACCAGGAGCAATGGTTTATTCAGGACCTGAGTATGATGGTGTTGCACCTCATATGCTAGAGTATCCTGAGCAAGTATCATTTAGAACTGGTGCGCAAAGTCATATTTCTTTTGATGACATTGTAGAACTATTGGTTAAAGAACGTGTTGATGTTCTTATTAACTATCTACCAGTTGGATCTGAAAGAGCTTCAGAGTTCTATATGGATGCTGCAATTTCAGCTGGATGTCACTTTGTGAATTGTATTCCAACTCTCATCTCAACAAAAGATACTATGAAGATTGAGCAGAAGTTTATTGATGCAGGTCTTACAATTGTAGGTTCTGATATGAGATCAGCTTGGGGTGCATCTCGTTTGTCTGAAGTACTTCAAGGTGCTATGCTAGACTCAGGTCTTATGGTTACTCAGCATATTCAAACAAATATGGCTGCAGGATCTACTCAAGGCCAAGAGCATATTCGTACCGGTCGTACTGCTAATACAGACTTTTTGAATATGGCTAAGCAAGAACGTTTGCATAATAAACATGTTTCTAAAGAGAATGTGTTGAAAGGTCAAAACCATGTAAGGGATACATCCACTGCTGGTATGACTTTGTTTGCTGGTCCTTCGCTTACTGTACAGCAAAAGCCAGGTAGTGACTACGTAGGTTCTGATCAAAAGATTGCTAACTTTGATATTGTTGCTTATGGTTTTGCTGGAGCTCGTTATACACTTACTGCTCGTATGGAAGTTCAAGACTCACCTAACTCAGGTGGTGTAGTGATCTCAGCTATTCGATTCTGTAAGGTAGCATCTGAAATGGGCATTGTGGGTTACCTTCGTGGTCCTTCTGCTTGGACTCAGAAAACACCTCCACTTCAACTAAAAACTGATGAGTCTAAATATGAATGTGACATGCTAGCTCAAAGAGAAATTACTGAACTAACTGAACCACAGTTGTTCTCTAATAAACCTTCGGCTAAAAAGTTGGCATATACATTCCAAGCTGGTGAAACTGACTATGCGTAATGAGCCTGGCATGGTCAACTCATTTGATATTGATGGTGTGATCTACATGGGGAAGTACGGAGGCGTCTTCCCCGGACCACACGATATCATTATCACTGGTAGATCTAAAGAAGAAGAGCCAGAAACTTCGGCAATGCTTCTTGATAAAGGTATATCTAATAATGTCTATATGAATCCAACACCATTTGATCAAAAGTCAAGAGAAGATTCAGGTAGACATAAGGGCAGAACGCTTTTCTACTTAGAACAAACAGGAATGCGTTTTGGTATACACTTTGAGGATGATCCAGTATAAGCTGAAATCATTCGTAAAATGATGCCACATATAAATGTGGTACTATTGCAACATGAATTAGTTGAGAAAGAGAATGTAAGACATGAATTTGTGGCAGAAAGTAGATAGACAAGTAGCAGAGGATATATCCTACTTTTGGAGTAGAGTTATTGAAGGCTTTGATTACAGGGCAAAGTTATCAAATACCTTTAATGACTCTGACAAAGCTATTCAATGGAACACTGAGTACTTTGGTCCCAATGTTACTATGGATGACCGGCTTCGCTATATTGCTAGTCACTTATCTGACAATCAAAATATTTCTGACAAATATCGTGTACTTAACTTTTTGATAACACACTTCTATGGTGGTAGAGACTGCCATAGAGTTATCAATGCAGAACTAGATTATAAACTAGCTTATACAGACTTTGAAAGAGCTTTGGTAGATCCAGAGTATGTAGAACAAATTAGAAGTAACTTAGATCGTGCTAAAAGTCTAGGTTACTCTATTTGGTCTAGA